CCTCAACACCGACCGGAACAGGAAAAGCAAGCGAGGTAATGAAAGGTGCAGCCATCAACTATATGGCAGCTCGAGGGCAGGGCCTTACTGCATCAAAAACCTTTTACAATTCAGGTGATGGTTCGGAGTCGAAAGTAGAGGAATAAATGCGAATAGAAAATGACGTGAAGCTGGACTACAACAATGTATTACTCCGGCCGAAACGCTCTAGGTTACTCTCTCGCTCAGAGGTAACTCTGACAAGAAAATTCAAATTCCCTCATAGTCCAGAAGAATGGGAAGGGGTTCCTATTGTAGTATCCAATATGCATAGCATAGGAACCTTTCCTGTTGCTAGATTATTAGGGGTCGAATATCAGATGTTGACATGCATCCACAAACACTATACATTAGAACAGTGGATTCAGGCGTGTGAGGGTGGTTTAGATTGGAACCACGCAATTCCATCTATGGGAATTGGAAAGCCTGATTGGAAAAAGATAGAAAGCATATATAGTGATGGGTTTGCGCCAATTATTCGGAATGAAATACGAACATTTTTCAAGTGGTTGTGTTTAGATGTAGCAAATGGATACTCTCAACCGTTTGCAGAAAATGTTGAACGTGCTCGAAACGAATATCCAGAATCAATTATCATTGCAGGTAATGTTGCAACGGCAGAAATGACTGAGGCACTAATTTTACACGGTGCAGATATTGTGAAGGTCGGTATTGGGCCTGGTAGTGCATGCACTACTCGTAAAGTAACAGGGGTGGGCTATCCCCAACTATCGGCGGTAATTGAGTGCGCTGATGCAGCTCATGGCCTTGACGGACACATCATGGCAGATGGTGGTTGTAACGATCCCGGCGATGTCGCCAAGGCATTCTGCGCAGGTGCAGATTTTGTCATGCTTGGTGGAATGTTAGCAGGGCACGATGAAACTGGTTCTGAGTTTTATGGTATGAGTTCCAACAAAGCTCAAGAGAAATATGGTGGCGAACTGAAAGACTATCGGGCTTCGGAAGGTAGAGAAGTTACGGTTGAACGCAAGGGACCATTGAAGGATACTATCCGAGAAATTCTTGGTGGATTGCGTTCTGCATGCACTTACATTGGAGCAACAGAACTCAAGCACGCTCCAAAATGTGCCACTTTTGTCAGAACAGAACAACAATACAACACAGTATATGGAACATGAAATTAATTAATGGTGATTGCGCCGAGGAAATGAAAAAGCTCGATGCTGACAGCATTGACGCGATTGTAACTGATCCGCCATACGGTCTTGAGTTCATGGGCAAGAATTGGGACCATGGGGTTCCCGGTGTACCGTTTTGGCAAGCGGCGTTGCGGACGGCAAAGCCGGGCGCGCACTTACTCGCCTTCGGTGGCACGCGCACCCATCACCGATTGATGTGCGCGATTGAGGACGCGGGTTGGGAAATACGGGACTGTCTGATGTGGGTCTACGGATCCGTCTTCCCGAAGTCGCTGGATAAGGCGATTGATGGAGCAATGGGTGTTGAACGAGCCGTGGTTGCTACTCGCACAGATGGTCGTGGCGCGTCACCACAGAAACTAAACAACCACGGGCCAGGCGATACGGGAATTGGCCATGCGGATGGTTCTAAACAAACATACTCGGAAACCGCCCCCGCCACCGACGCCGCGAAACAGTGGGACGGCTGGGGCACAGCCCTCAAGCCCGCATGGGAGCCCATTATCCTCGCCCGCAAGCCTCTAAAGGGAACGGTGGCTGCGAACGTGTTAGAGCATGGGACGGGTGGGCTGAATATCGACGGGTGCCGAATTGCGGGCAAATATGAAACACGGGAGCGCGATACAGGGGGCGGTGCCTCAATGTTCGGGACTGGAAAGGGTGGCGGCGCGTTTGTCCCAACAGAGGGCCGCTGGCCCGCCAACGTAGTACACGACGGGAGCGAGGAAGTGGTGGGGGCGTTCCCAGTAACGCACGCCCGTGCAAACAAAACACCGACTATGCGCAAACAAAGCGACGGTGTAACGGGATGGGGTGTTAGGGCAGACGGTCCTACTGACCCTGGCGATTCCGGTTCCGCCGCCCGTTTCTTTTATTGTGCCAAAAGTTCGCGGGCTGAACGTGAGGCGGGGCTTGAGGGTGCATCGACAGGCAGACAGCCCGCTGCCGATTACCGCATGAAGAACGCCAACCCAACACGCAAAGACGGTGGGCCAACGCAAATAGCACCGACAACCAACCACCATCCCACGGTCAAGCCTGTCGCCCTCATGCGTTGGTTGTGTCGCCTCGTAACCCCGCCCGGCGGATTGATACTCGACCCGTTTTGCGGTTCGGGTTCGACTGGAATGGCAGCCGTGCTAGAAAATTTTAAATTCATCGGCATTGATAAAGAAAAAGAATATATTAAAATTGCACAATCTCGTATTGATGGGTGCGTCAATCCAAATGCAATCAATTTCTTTGAATAATGGAACCTAATGTAGATACTAGCAGAGTTTCTGTTAGACAAATCACGAAGGCCGTTGCGAAGCAGTTTGTTATTGAACATCACTATTCGCAACGGTTTAGTTCGTGCCGATATGCATTAGGAGTATTCTATCGTGAAGAGCAGGAGCATTCATTCTTTGGAGGTGACAATGAGACACTTATTGGCACACTTATATACGGTCATCCCGTCTGCAACAAGGCTGTTGACAGCATTACTCGCGACGGCAGCCTTCCTTTGGATTCTGTCTTGGAGCTTACACGCTTGGTCATCCTTGATGATTATGGGCGTAACATTGAGTCCTTAGTATTAGGGAAATCATTTCGGTGGTTACGACACAACGACCCCAAAGTCAAGGTTCTTATTGCATACGCAGATCCCGAATACAATCATGCAGGAACAATCTATCAAGCCACAAACTGGCTCTATCAAGGAATTGGTTCGTCCAAACTGATGGTAGACTATGCAGTCCGTCTAATGGATGATGGGCCGTGGATACATTCAAGAACAGTAGGCGCTCGGTGGGGGCCGAAGAACATAGAGAAGTTGGCCAGACGGATAGGTCACAAGTTTTGGCGGAAGGAAGAGTCGTCAAAGCATAGATACATATACTTTTTGTGTGGCCGTAATGAGAGAGCCGACATAGTGTCGAAACTCAAACTGCCGTTAAAACCCTATCCAGATTCTAGTTTCAAATGGGAACCGCCTATACAGCAGGTGGAAATAGTGAATGGAGAAGTTAAAACGTCATACTTATAGGCATGATTGGCCTTATGAACTTGTTATTGGAAGCAGCGAAAGAACAGCTTGCAGTAGACTTCCTCCGACAGCAGATCAAATCGTCTCGTTGGCAGGGGAAGGTTTATCTTGCTGGCGGAGCTGTGCGAGACGAATTGATGGGTCTGCCTATTAAAGACATTGACTTGGTGGTTGACATGCCAGACGGCGGAATTGAGTTTGCCAAATGGCTTACCAGAAAACTAGGCATCTATTCCAGTAGCAATCCAATCACCTATCCTAAATTCGGCACCGCCAAACTCAATCTACGAGGCGTCAAATTCAAGGGTGTAGATTTGTCCAGTATTGACATTGAGGTAGTAATGCCTCGCACAGAAAAATACACATTTGGTTCCCGTAAGCCAGAAGTTGGCACAGGAACATTAGCGCAGGACGTAGAAAGGCGTGATTTCACAGTCAACTCTCTTCTCAAGGACCTGACCACAGGCGAAATCAAAGACTTAACTGGACAAGGCAAGAGAGACATTGAACGCGGCGTAATTCAAACGCCACTAGACCCTGACATTATCTTTAAAGATGATCCGTTGAGAATGCTTCGTGCAATTCGATTTACGGTCAAGTATAATTGGAAACTTCCGTTCTTCATGATCAAGGGCATCAAGAGAAATGCTCATATGCTTAAACATATTTCAGCTGAACGAATTCGTGATGAATTGGACAAGATGATTGTCACTGGCAATCCAGACAAGGCCATCCGACTACTACAGATTACAACCCTCAGTAAATACGTTATGCCAGAACTTGATTTGCTTATTGGATTGGCACAAAACAAGTATCATAAATGGGATGCTAATAAACATACGCTTGAAGTTCTTAAGGGAACTCCGCCAACCGTTGTGACTCGTTTAGCAGCATTGTTTCACGACATTGGTAAAGCAGAGACTAAAGAAATCACTGATGATGCGATTCATTTTTATCGGCATGAAGAAGTGGGAGCTACTATCACTCGGGACATTATGAAACGTCTCAAGTATCCGAAGAAAATAATTGATGCTGTGGTTGTAGCGGTCGGTCAGCATATGAGGTTAAAAAGTAGTGGCAAAGAAGGAGAGATTGTTTCCGATAAGGCATTGAGGAAACTTCAAGCAGATTTGGGTGACCATTTGGAGCATACGCTTGACTTAATGCATGCTGATAACACGGCACACGCTACCGAATACAGTTTAGAGAAACAAATTCCTGGCATCCGTAAGAGATTGAAGAATTTGAAAGCCGCAACAAGTGGTAATGTGCGCCCAGAAATCCCGATTGATGGACACGATGTAATGCAGGCAACAGGTGTTCGTCCTGGTCCAATTGTCAAAACTTTACTTGATGTTGTTATTGACCAATGGTATGAAAATCCTGCTATTTCACGACAGCAAGCACTTGATTTAATTGAAAAAACCTTGAAGGATATGGCTAAATGATTATTTACAAGACCGTAAATATAGTCAATAATAAGTTTTATGTTGGTAAGGATAAAAAGAACAATCCAGAATATCTTGGTTCTGGTATTATTCTTAGGCATGCAATTAGCAAGTATGGTCGTGATTCTTTTAAAAAGAAAGTTTTAGAACATTGTGAAAACGAAGTTGAATTAAATAAAAGGGAAATATTTTGGATTGAAAAATTAAATCCTCCATATAATATTGCTGCTGGAGGAACAGGCGGAAACACTCTTAAGTATGCTAGTGAGGAACGAAAGAAAATCAAGGCTAGAAAACAAAGTGAACGCATGAAAGGAAAGGTTCCTCATTTATTTACAGAAGAAAGTAGACGAAAAATGAGCGAAGCCAAGCTAGGCAA